TTGCCAGCAGGTTTGAAATGCTCGGTTCAAGGCTCGATCGCAAGTCGAAGGAAAACAAGCAAAAACTTGAAGATGCTTTTATTAACCTGTGGGCAGAGCTTGGTCGCGCAAAAGCTGGTATCTCTGATAACTGATTGAAATATGGCGGTGATGCAGTAGAGTGTTGGTGTCCCCGCTGCCCAACCTTGGATCAAGAAGCTAAAAAAATTCTTGGAAGCTTCCGCGAGCGAGCGAACCAGGCACGCACGTTAAGCAATTTTTCCTCGTTCAGCGGTATCGCTTCGATTCCATTCGCTTTTGTTGGCATTTTCACCGGCAATCAAGCACTTGCTGCAGCTTCGCTTTGCTGGCTTGTTAGCCACTTTGTTGGCTATATTACGCGAATGCTGCAAGAAGAGCAGAAGCAAGCTGTTATGCGGCTTGAGGTCGCAGAGGCAACACTTTCTGCTCGTCAAAGGCCTTGCGACGGACCGCTTCCTCGTTCTGTGAGCATGAACTAATGGAAAAGATCGAGCTTTCCGCGTCTCAGCACTTTGAGATCGAGAAAATCAATCGCGCCATTGACCGTGAAACCGATGTTCAAAAGCTCAAGAATACACTCAAGGCTCTGACGAGGGCCTGGATGATTCAGAAGTCCGTGTCAGTCTGGTTGATGCGGCAAAATATTAAGACTGAGCCACTTGTTAAAACAATGAATCTATGACTGAATACTTTCTGACGCTGCAAATTGATGCGCAGCGCACGATGGATGTTCGCGTTGAAGCGCCGTGCGCCTACGATGCACGCATGAAATACAAGAACACTGGCGGAAAGTATCGCATTATCGCCATTCGTCCCTGTATTAAGCAGGTTGAATCGGAATGAAATTTTATCGAATTGACCCCTTTCAACAAGAAACGCTCTACGTTCTGTGCGAAGATGGTCAGGATCTTGGTCGAATCGCCAACAATCCTGTATGTTTCTCGCCGATCAGCTATCAGACTGCTGAAGTTGAGTCCGGCGACATCCCGGTACATGCAAAAATTGTCTCCATTGAGGGCCGGTCTGGTCGTCTGAAACGTGTCAACCTTGAAACTGCTATCAAGATGAGCGAAGGGCACGACATTGCTGGCGCGAACGACGTTACAGCCGCAATTGAAACGCTGAAAGCGGCCTTCCAGCGCAATGGACTGGACTCTCCGCTGTCAATCCAGCTCCAAGATTCCGATCAAGCTGTCAAGCTTGCGATGCTATTTGGCGATCGGTTGTCCAATGGTTCGATGGCGCGGCTTGTTAGCTCAATCTCAACCAACCAGGACAGCTTCTTGATCAACGGCATTCGATTTTTCTGGCCACCGAAGCCCGAAGTCGTACGCAAAACGAAGCTGCAGCGCTTAAAGCAGATCTTCGGGGCTGGCGGTGACCTGGGCTCCGTGGCTGCAGAAGAATAGGCCGGCAAGCACAGAGTCTGCAGGAAATGAACTGAAGACCGTCGCTACGATTGATAGCAGGCGGTACTCGGTCGATCATGTCTGGTGCTTTTTTGATGGGCAGGGGGCCTGACGGCAAGGACAGGCCGGCAATTGTCAATTCCGATGGTGCGCTGAAGGTTGACATTGGAAATGCAACACTTTCTGTTACGGCAGATGGTGTTGAGATCAAGAATGATTCCGGTAACCCTGTTCCGGTGGTCAGCGGCTTGGAAATTCCCGAGCACGACTACATTGCATTGAGCTACACCGGAAGTAATCTAACTGGAGTTGTTTACAAGGTTGGTGGATCTGGTGGCACGACAGTTGCCACTTTGACGCTCGCCTATGACGGCAGTAACAATCTGACCTCTGTCGCCAAGAGCTGAGCCATGGGATACGCCTTCAATCCTTTTACAGGAAACTTCGATCAGACCGGTACGGCTTCCATCCCGGATCCGCTCACCGTCAACAATCTTACGGTCAACACGCTTCTTACAGCAGCGCATATCCATGGCAATGTTGCGGGAAGCCTTTACATTCACGCAAAAAACACCAGTGCCTCTTCTTTGACAAAGGGGACTCCCGTTTATGTGACTGGCGCCGTTGGAAGCACTACGACGCTTGAAATTGCGGCAGCAGATGCCTCCAATGCAAGCAAGATACCGGCTATTGGAATTCTTGGTGAAGACCTTTCCGTCAATGCCTCTGGGCATGTTGTGATGTTTGGCGAAATCACTGGCGTCAACACAGGCTCATACCTTGCTAACAACGAGCTTTATCTTGCCGCTGGCGGTGGACTCACAAATGTTCGACCCACAAGTGGATACACTCAAAGCCTTGCTATCGTTGGTCGTGTCCATGCAAGCACTGGAACGATTCTTGTTTGGACGGCCTCTGGAGTAAGCGCTTCGTCGTCCATTGATCCAGTTATCTCGGGGATGATTTTCTGATGGCCGCTCCAAACATCAAAAGCCCAACCACGATTACGGGCAAGACGATTGGCTATGCCGTGACCACGACCATGGCCGCCGCCCTGACAAACAGTGCGGCCAGTGGCAAGGTGCTGAAGGTGAACTCTGTCTACTGCGCCAATGTAGACGGCACTACGCCAGCTGACATCAGCCTTGAGCATTTTAACGGCACCACCGGATTCAAAATCGGCAGCACTATTACGGTTCCTGCAGACGCCACGCAGATGATGGTGGGCTCCGGCGCGTACATCTATCTGGAGGAAGGGCAAAGCCTTAGAGCACAAGCCAGTGCCAATGGCGACCTGGAGCTGGTCATTTCGTACGAGGACATGAGCTGATGATCGGCAGTAATGGGGGCCTGATTGGTGCGCGGCGTGTGCCAGCGATGTCCAGTGCCGGTGGGCTGTGGTCAGTGAATGAGCAGAGCCTGGCAAAGCGCGCTGGCATTTGGCCAATTTCCAGCGCTGGCTCGGTCACAAGGACGACAGCGTCAACAACAAGCAATGCAACAGCCGGGCAGATTGGAATAGGAAGCCAAGGCAGCGGTATCTGGTGGATTCACAAAAGGAACGCCGCCGGACAGGAGAATTATCTTGGAACAGTCCTACAGGCCTTGGCCTTGGCCGCCAAGCCCTATACGATCGGTATCGCCAACCAAACAACATCGGGATCCATAGTCTCTTACACGATCACGGACAGTGCGTCTTATGCTGACGACCCAGGGCAGAATGTGTTCTGGGTTTCTTTTACAGGCCCCAATCTAGTTGGCGCCAATGACTATATCATCTACTTCTTCTCCTAGGTTTTATCGCTTGGCCAATGCCATGTGGTGTTGAGTAGAGGGCTGATAACTTGCGTTGGCCGAATCCTTGTCCTAGGCTTAAATACTTCGTGGACTTTCAATGCCCGCCAGGTCCAAGGCAAATGCCTATGCCGATCGTGCGGCGGCTCGATCTCTCGGCCTACTGCACAACGCCGAGATCCTAACGAAGCTCAGAAAGCGGGCCAACTCCAGCTTTGATGTAACAACAGCTGAGATCAAGATCCTTGAAGACCTGCTCCCATATCAGCGAGCTTTTGTTCAAGACTTTGAGCATAAGTACGTTGGATTTTGCGGTGGATATGGCTGCATTGCCGGCGAAACGCTCATCAATGGAGTACCGGTTAAAGACTTAACGCAGTCACCGATTTACGTCAAAACGCTTGCCGGCTTTACGAAGGCATCTCCGGCCTACAAAAAAGGAGTCGCATCGCTTTTCAGGACAACTACAGCCTCTGGTTACAGCATCACTGTCACCAGGGAGCATAAATTTTTAACACCAGTTGGCTGGAGAAAGCTTGGCGAGATTGACATCGGCGTTCCAATTGCCGTTTGTAAAAACGGACTGGAAGACAGCTTGAACGTGCGAAGTCCATGGGCTGCATTTATCGGCGCTGATGCTGATCGCTTTAAGGAAGGTGGTGATTTTGGTCTCTTCAGTGAAAGCAAGGCTTACGGATGGTCCAGGATTGCAGATATTGAATACGCCAAGACCGACGATTTCTATGATCTTCACGTCCCATTGTGGAATCATTACGAAGCGCATGGCATCTTAAATCATAACTCTGGCAAGACTTACAGTCTTGTCATGAAGCAACTGCTTCTTTGCTTCCGTTCCCAGGGCTTCACCCACCTATTCCTTGAGCCTACGATCCCGCTGATTGACGACGTGGCACTGCCAAAGTGGAATGAAGTTCTGGAGAAATACTCAATTCCGCATACCTTCAAGGCATCGCCTAGGCCAAGCTTCAAGCTTTTGCTTCCTGGCGGCGAAACTCCCGTTCTTCTCCGCTCCATGGAGAACTACGAACGCCTGATTGGTGTGAACGCCGCAAGCATTGCAACGGACGAAACAGATACGACAAGGCCTGAGGTTGCCGAAAAGGCAATGATCAAGCTGCAGGGTCGTGTTCGTGTTGGCAATTGTCCTCAGATTGTTGCTGCATCTACGCCAGAGGGCTACGGCTGGATGTACACCTTCTTTGAGGAGCAAAAATCGGACAACAAGAGGCTGTATCGCGGCAAGTCAGAAGATAATCCGTTCCTTGATCCTGGTTTCGTTGAAGACCTGAAGACGAAGTATCACCCGCAGCTGATCAAGGCATACTTGAATGGCGAGTTTGTCAACCTTGAATCGGCAACCGTCTTTTACGAATTCGACAGGAACAGGCACACGACCGGCATTTTTGTTCCAGAGCGCAATGAGCGTATTGTGTTCGGCGCTGACTTTAACGTTGGCCAGTGTCATGCTGTTTACGGTGTCATCAAGGCTGGGCCAGCCGGCCAACAGCTTCACTGCTTCGCTGAATCCAAGGTTGCCGATACCTTCGCACTTGTTGTACACCTGCGCGAGAAGTATTCTCATCACCTGTCGTCTGGCCTGATCACCTGCTATCCAGATGCCAGCGGCTCTCATGATTCCACCTCGTCAACCCAAAGTGATCACGAGATCCTGAGGGCAGCTGGCGTTCAAGTTATTGCAGAGCGACGCAACCCGCCAATCTCCGAAACGCTTGCTCACGCCAATGTTCACATGCACCGTGGACTGGTATTACTTAACCCAACCACGTGCCACAACACGATAAGCTCGGCTGAGCGGTGGTCCTATGACAGCAAGACGCTTAAGCCAAGTAAAGGTGGCGCGACAGACTACTCTCACGCTGGTGACGCGCTTCGCTATCTGATTTGGCAGGTATTCCAGCGGGCTGGCATGAGAACTGGTCACGGTGGTCGTTGGAGATGAGGCCGATCGCTGCTATGGTCTTGTTGCACCAATAGCAACGTCTCGGCGGGGGCTTACGACACGCTATTGCAACTTCGTTGAAGGCCTCGGGCTTGCAGCCTGGGGTCTTGTGCTACGCAGTAGAATGCAGTAACTCTCGTCAAACGCCGTGGCAATCGACGTACCGAATTCAATCATTCTCAGTTCGGACGATCTGCCGATTCCATTTGAGCGGCGTGAACCTGAAACGGAAAGGGTCTACGCGCAGGTCACAGATGTAGACGCCTACTCAATTGACCAGGCTGAACAGGTTGCAAGGATTCTGCCGATTAAGTTCTGCACTCTTCCAGAGTTTTACCTGGATGAGGCGATCGGTCAATATATTCCGCAGGACTATCAGGAGCATAATGACAGCTACAACGTCCGCAAGACGCGGGCGATGTCATGCTTTGAACCCTTCTACTCCCATCTTGTAGACATTATTGTTGGTACGGCTCTACGCAAGGGCGTCATCCTGCCCCAAGAAATGCCGCCCGAATGGGAGGAGTTCTTCAAGAACGTCAATCTTGAGGGCAAGTCAATCACCTCCTTTGCCAAGACGCTGTTCACCGAAGCGCTGAATGGTGGCATTGCTGGCCTGATGGCCGAGTACCCCAAGGTTGACGAAAGTCTGTCTAGGGTTGATGTTCGCAAGCGCAAGTACCGTCCTTACTTCTCAATCATCAAGGTTGATGACATCCTTGATTGCCGTCATGACAACGGCTCGGTGACCATCAACGGGGAGACCTCTTACCAGGCTCGCGTCAGCTACCTTCGCATCAAGTCGGAAATTCGTCGCCCCAGTGCAACGAATGAGCACTTTGAAGAAGTGGTTCCAACGGTTGTCGTGTACGACATTCCCGAGCAGGAGGATCCTGATGTTCCACAGCGCGTCAGGGTGCGGGTCTACGAAAAAAGCATGACTGGAAATCCGAATGATTACTTCCTGCCACCTGATAACGAAAGCTATCTGTCGATCGGATACATCCCCTTTACGCCGTGCTATGGCGGCAAGGAGGAAGCGTTCTGTCGCGCAAGGCCGCTGCTGTTTGATATTGCAAGGCTGAACCTGCATCACTGGGCGACCTGCGCTGACCTTTCAGAAACCATCCACCTGAACTCCTCTCCGCTGCTGACCGGCACGGGCGTCAGGCCCGACGACGAGATCTACGCCGGTTCAGGTCGGAGCCTGTTCAGTCAGAACGAGCAGGCCCGTTTCGGCATGATCTCCCCTGGAATGGACGGTGCGGAGACGACCCTGAAGGAGCTGGCCCGCATTGAGGCGTCGATGGATCGGCTGGCGGCCATTGCGATGGCGCCCGGCAAGAGCCAGGTGGAATCGGGCTTTGCCAAGCTGCTTGATCGCTCGCAGTCCGATTCACAGCTGGCCGTATTGGTGGGATCGCTGCAAGATTGCATCAACCGTGCATTGTGGTATGCGTCCGGCTACGAGCCAAATACATACCCGAAGATTGAAATCGCAATCAGCAAGAACTTCATTCCCGCCAAGCTGCATAGCCAGCAGGTGATGGCCATCAGCTCGCTTTACAAGGACTCCGAAGTCATTCCTATCGGCACGATGCTTGAGATGCTGGAGGCCGGCGAGATGTTTGAAGGTCTTCACGGCTTCAACGTTAAGAAGCTACTGGACAAGATGGGCCTGACCGGCACTGAGCGCAGGTCGGAGCTGGCCGAAAGGTTCAAGCTCGACTCGTCTTCGGATGACCTCGTTCCCGGAACCAACAACATCCAGAACACCGTTGAGCCATCGGCCGGAATGCCGGTGCAGCAGGAGCCGATGGAGGACAGTGTTCAGATCAGTGAGTCTTGAGCTACACTTTGCTTAGTCACAAGGCAACTGAGTGTCCCAAGAGCCCCCCGCCACCGAACTGACAATTGAGGAGCTGCAGCAGAAGCTGCAAGATCGTGAATCGCAACTGGCCGCACTGGAGCGCGCAAAGATCGGCCTGCAAGCTGATCTCGTGAAGCGCAAGGGTGTGGAGCGACTGGCCAGGGCCGCCGGCATCGACCTGACCGCCGAGGATGCGGAAGACCAGATCTCCGAGCTGCTGAGCGTCGCCAAGGGCGAGAGGAGTCAGCCCCAGGTGACGCCACAGCAGCCCCCTGCCCAACCCCAGGCCCAACCCCAGGCCGATGGATCTGGAACGCCCTCCAACGCCGTGGAGGAGGCGATGAAGGTGCAGCTGTCATCCCTGCAGAGCCAGCTCCTGAAGATGGAAGAGCAGCTCAAGCAGGAGCGAAAGGAGAAGGAAGCCGAAAGGAAGGCTCGCCAACAGGAATATGTCAAGTCTGTCGTGATGCAGGAACTTGACAAGGCCAAGTGCAATCGCTCCTCGCACGTGTTCGCATTGCGCGGCAGGGACTTCCGACTTCTTGAAGACGGCGTGACGGTTGTCTTCGGTCCCGAAGAAAATCCCATCAACGTTGCTGATGGTGTCGCCCAGATCGAACAGGACGAGGACTACAGCATCTACTTCCCCGGCAATGCACCGACCGGCAGCGGCCTGCCGTCTTATCGCTCGTCCATGCCGACGACTGATAACCCGTTCGCGAAGTCCACTGCAAATGCAACGCGGGCTGCGGAGATCATTGGTCGTGATCGCGCCCTGGCGAAGCGCTTGGTGCAGCAGGCCCGTGCTCGTGGCGACCTGGATCCGATCCTTGCACGCGCCGTCAACTGAATGTGCTAAGCTTCTGGCTGATGAATTGAGGGGCTCCCACCAGCGGTTGATTGGTGGGGGCTTTTTTCTTGCCTATCGTTCAGGCAGCCTGGATGGAGCCATGCCCCTGAAGCGAGGTACATCGCAAAAGACTGTCTCGGCAAATATCAGGAAACTCCGCAAGGAGGGATACCCTGAGAAGCAGGCTGTTGCCATTGCGCTTGAGCGTGCTGGTAAGTCGAAGAAAAAGAAGCCGAAGAAGAAAAAATGAAGCGCAATATCCCAACCGACAAGGCTTTGTATGCTCGCGTCAAAGCCGAAGCTAAAAGAAAGTTCAAGGTGTACCCAAGTGTCTACGCCAATTCTTGGTTAGTGCGCGAGTACAAGAAGCGTGGCGGCAAGTACCGTACATCAAAAAGCAATGGCTGAAAAGAAGCGCGGTCGCGGTGGCCTTGGTCGCTGGTTTGCCGAAGAGTGGATCGACATCAAGACCGGTAAACCTTGTGGTCGTCAGGCTGGCGAAAAGCGCAGAAGTTATCCGGCTTGTAGACCCAAGAGGCGGGTTTCCGCACAGACACCCAAGACAGCGAGCGAGCTTTCCGAAAAGGAAAAGCGCAAGTTCAAGCGTGAGAAAACAAGCTCAAAGCGCATTGGCTACCAGCATAAACGCAAAAAGAAATAGCTATAGTTCCCGAAATAGGAGGTAGCATGGCACCACGACCTGCAAAAAACAAGCGTCGCACTGCCGCTTTTTATGCTGCCAATCCAGAAGCACGCAGAAAGAAAGCCGCCTACGACAAGAAGTATCACTCAACAAAGGAGCGTCGCCAATACAGGGCCGAACTTTGGGCTGAACGTGAGGCCCGTGGCATTGCAGGCAAGGGCGGCAAAGATGTATCCCATGCGGCTGGTGGCGGCTTCAAAAGAGAAGAGCCATCAACCAATCGCGCTCGCAATGGGCACGGCAACAACAAAAGGCTGTCACCAGGGAAAGGGACAAGAAGACGCAAGCCTCGGCGCTAACCTTTAGCCAGATCAAGGGTGAAGTAATGGCCAAGATGCCCGAGCGCGTTAAAACCAAGATGAAAGAGCTTGGCCTATCGGGTGTCAATAAGCCTAAGCGCACCCCAAGCCACAAAACCAAGTCCCATGTTGTGATGGCGAAGGAGGGTGACACCTATAAGGTGATTCGATTCGGACAGCAGGGAGTCAGCGGTTCACCAAGGAAAGAAGGTGAATCAGCCGCGTACCGCAAAAGACGTGAAGCGTTCAAAGCAAGACATGCTAAAAATATCGCCAAAGGTAAGCTATCGGGGAGCTGGTGGTCTAATCGCTATAAGTGGGTCATACTGCTTGCCGTCGTCGGCTACCCATGGTAAACTGGTGCTCGACACTCTCGGTGACACATGGCGTCAAATCCATACGTTCTTGCAACTTGCCCTAACTGTAAAAAAGAAAGAAAAACAAGGAAGGATCTGATAGCTAAAGCGGAAAAAGATGGTAGACCGCTAATGTGCAAGTCGTGTGCATTAAAGATGCGACCAGTGACTTGGAAAAAGCTGCCCGAGGAAATTAAAGTTAATCAAGGAGCTTACAAATCCTACAGAAGAGCAAAAAGAAGGGTTGAAGCGAATCACAATGGCGCTTACGGACACGTTGAGTTTAGATTCAAATCTTATGAGCAATTTCTTGAAGAACTTGGCCCAAGGCCCGATGGAATGACGCTTGACAGAATTGATCCCAATGGACACTATGAACCCGGAAATGTAAGATGGGCGTCAGTGGCTCAGCAATGCAAAAACAAAAGAAATAACGTCCATGTTATCTACAATGGAGAAAAGATGTGCCTTGCAGATGCCTGCCTTCTCTCCGGGATAAGTCGTGATACGGTAAGAAAAAGAATGAAGAGAGGTGTCCCAGATTCACTTCTGTTTGTCAATGGCCGCGTCGATTTGGCTCCAGAAATGCGTAGCAACGCAGTAACTGTTATTCTTGAAGGAGAGAGGATATGCTTGCGAGAAGCTGCAAAAAGATCCGGCGTAAGCGCTGCCACCATTTACAAAAGAATTAGGCGTGGAGTGCCGGATCACCTTTTATTTTTGTGAAATTACTCAAAATGATAAATTTACTCGCCCTCCTGATCTTTAATCCAGTCCTTCAGCTCAACTACATACCGCCTAAGCTCTTCCGCTTTCAGCAGGTGCCAGTGATCCCCTGTCCGAAAGTAAATTCTATTGTGGCTATCAATAGCTTTAAGCATGTGGTGGATGATGGGATTCCATCCTTCCCGTACAGGTGTGTCCCAGGTCCGCCTTTCCATTCTGTTTAGGATCTTACCCGGAACTTCTTTTTAATTTTGACCTAATCCTAGGGCTGCCTACCATGTCCGCAGAGACTTTCCCCGAGTTCCAATGACTGTCACTGGCGCCTATCGCACCAATGTCAACATGCGCGGCGTCCAGTCCGCGAGCGATGTTGATGAAGTTCTGTCCGCCATCGTTCTTTGCAGCCGTGGGCTGAAGAACTGGACGTTCATCCTGCCGGACGCTTTTACTGAAGCCCAGCTCAACGCTTTGTTTGCAGCTGCTCCCACCGTCACTGGTACCAAGGTCATCACCGCCAGTGGTTGTGCTGGCTGGGCCGCCCTGGACTCTGGCGAGAAGGCTGTGCTGACCGGCAAGGGCTACACCCTGAACTGACTTGTATTCAGCGCTACAAGACTCCTTGTTGATCCCCAAATAAAGCAGGTCTTCAACGAAAAAGTCTTTTAGCTTTGGAGAGTCATGAGTGAACGGGCCGGGGGTGACCCCGGCTTTTTCTTTGGCTATTATTTGGCAAGAGAGGCAGTGCCTCGCAGCAGCGACCGTACACGGTCTGGCAGCAGTGCTGTGAAGCTGAACCACATTTTCGCAAATTCGCTTCCAAGACAATGCTTCTCGCAGGTGTCCCCCTTATCCCCGAGCTGTTCCTTGAGTATCAGCAGGAGGAGATCCAGGACAAGAACGCCCTGGTCACCTCTGGCCTGATGGTCACGAACGCTGCCATCCAAGCTGAATTCCAGAAGGGCGGCAAAACCATCGACCTCCCCTTCTTCGGTGATCTGTCCGGTGATTCCGAGATCGACTCCGATACCGAAGCTTCCACCCCGACCGACATCGCAGGCGATCTGCAGGTCGGTGTGCGCAACATGCGCCGCAAGAGCTGGAAGTCCTCGGACCTCGCTGCTGATCTGTCTGGCTCCGACCCCATGCAGGCCATTGCCCGCAGCACCGGTCGCTACTGGATCCGCGACATGCAGAAGACCTGCGTGTCGATCCTGCAGGGCATCTTCGCTTCCGGCGGCCCCCTGGCCAGCAGCCACGCTGTCGGCGGCACCTCCTCGCAGCTGTCTCAGTCCCTGATGGTGGACGGCATCGCCAAGCTGGGTGATGCAGGTGACGAGCTGACCGGCATCATGATGCGTTCGCCGGTCTATTACGCCCTGATGAAGATGGACCTGATCGTCCCGTCTTCGACCACCTCGCAGCTGGACACCCGCCTGTCCGAGCAAGCTCTGGAGAAGGGCACCTATCTCGGTCGTCCTGTCTTCGTGGATGACAAGCTGCCTGTCGCCGTTGGCGCTGGTACTGGTAGCACCGATGTCCACGACACCTACTTCTTCGGCCCTGGCGCCTTCGCTTATGCGACCGCTCCTGCCAAGACCCCGGTGGAAACCGATCGTGATCGCTTCCTGGGCATCGACTACCTGATCAACCGCACCCACTACCTCGTTCACCCGAACGGCATCAGCTGGCGCGGCACCTCGGCCAAGGCTGCTCCCAGCAACACCGAGCTGTCCACCGCTGCCAACTGGGTGAAGGTGTTTGACGACGATCGCAACATCCGTATCACCCGGATGCGCTGCTTCGTCTGATCGACTTTCCGATCTGTAAATGCCCCGGTTCGCCGGGGCTTCTCTCTATCTGGACTTTTGTCATGAGTGCTGGAACGTTTCGTATGCGGCGTGAAGCCGTCCTGGCTGCCAAGGAGGCCCAGGCCGAACAGGCTGCCGCTGAGGCCGCCGAGAAGGCCCCTGAGCCCGCTCCGAAGGCTGCCGCTACCGTGAAGCCAAAGCCCAAGCCGGCGCCTGCTCCCGAGCCTGCTCCTGCTGCCTGAGGAATGGATCGTGGCCTTTGTCTCGACACTGGGGGCGCCTGACGCCAATTCCTACCTGTCGGTGGCGGAGGCCACGGCTTTACTGCAAGATCTTGCTCCAAGCTTTGGCGTGCAGCAGTGGCTGGCGCTGAACACACAGCAAAAGCAGCAGACGTTGATTACAGCCACGATGGCGATCAACCCGCTGCAATGGAAGGGTCGCCCAGCTTCACAGGAGCAGAGCCTTGCTTGGCCTCGCCTGTTGGTCGCCGATTATTACTACTCACAAGTTGACGAGTTGCCGATTGACTTCAAGACTGCCGTTGCTTACATGGCAGCATTTCTTGGTATCAATGGTGGATATACCGGAATTCAGGACGCTGATGGTGGATCCAAGCGCCAAAGGAACAGTGAATACGAAGAAGTTGAGCTTGGCAACGGTGACCTGAGGGCCAAGTTTGACAGGAGCGGCAATGCACAAACCGGTGCGTTGTTCATTCCGCCTTATTCGATGGACATCTTCGCGAAGTACATGATTCGCGGGGACTTCTATCAGCCGAAGGTACGCCGTGAGTCAACAGCTCGCATCGGCTACAGGGGATTTGTCACCAGGCAGAAGCCAAGCGGTGTTCGCATGATCAACGGCCAGCTGTGGCCTTATGGTGGCTCTTGGAATAATCGCTTCTGATTATGTCACTTGTTGATGATGTTTTCGGCTCACTCCCAGGCCCCCTCATCAGTGAGTGGGGGATGGATGGCGCGTACATCAAAACAAGAGACAGTGAGAGGCAGTACAACCCAGAGACTGGAACGTTTTCTGGTGAAATTGTTCAGGGCACAAGAATTTCCGTAAGGCTGATCCCACTGCGTATCAGGCCTGAAGAGGTCAATGGTGAGGTCCAGCTTACAGATCTGAAATTCTTGATCTCCGGCGATGTGCTCGGCGACTACTTTCCGAAGGTTGAAGACTGGATCTCCTACACAGAGGCTGGGGTCACCCGGACAGCAAAAGTCTTGCAGCCACTGACCCACAGAGGCTCATTTCCAATTCTGCACTCGATCATTGCAAGAGCGGGCGCCATGCCTGCGATAGAATTCATTGAAGGCGTCTTTGAGACTGGAGTTTTTGAGGTCGGAGTATTCCTATGACGCTTGATCTTGTCCGCCGCCTGGTAAAAGGTGTTCCTCTGACTGCTGAGGAGCACGATGGCAATCTTGACAAGCTGGAGGAAGCGCTTGAAGCCTTCCGTGATACACGACGCATCTATCTTTCACCTGACGGTGACAATTCAAACAACGGAACTTCGCTATCTGAACCTCTCCGCACCTTTGCTGCTGCCGCTGCTGCCGCCCAACCCGGTGATCTGATCGAAGTTGGTCCCGGCACCTACAGCGAAACCTCCCTGCCGATCCGCTGGCCCCGCAACGTCGGCATCCTGGCTCGCGGTCTGCGCAACACGATCGTCCGCCCTGCTGCCGGCCAGGAGTTCAACGACATCTTCCACGTTGACTCTGGTTTCTGGTGCTGGGGCCTCCTGTTCGCTGGCCACCAATCCAACCAGGCCAACAACCAGCAGTCCTGGGCCATCGCCTTTGACGCCCTGGCAGACAACCGCAGCATTGGCGCTGTCGGCCTCGGGGCTTACATCCTCCAGAGCCCGTACATCCAGAACTGCTCGTCCATCACCGCCGAGGACGATGCAGGCCTGGCTGGTTCTCAGTCAGTTGGTGATACCGGCGGCGGCATCATCGTTGATGGCAGTCGCTGCGCGATCAACAGCCCCATCCGTTCGATGGTGGTTGACAGCTACACCCAGGTCAACCTCGGTGGTCCCGGCTGTCTGGTCAAGAACGACGGCTACGCCCAGCTGGTGTCTTTCTTCGGCACCTTCTGTCAGTACCACGTCCGCACCGAAACCGGTGGCCAGGTCAACCTTTCTGGTGGCGGCACCTCGGACTTTGGCACCTACGGCCTGATGGCCGATGGCTATTCGCCGACCCCGGTGTTCACCGGCCAGGCCCGCGCCCAGGCCTTTGGTGCGCCGCGCATCGAGAAGGCGATCACGATCGACGCCAGCACCGATACCTTCACGGCGACGAGCCATGGCCTTGTAGCTGGAGATCAGGTCACCTTCAAGGTCAGCAGCGGCACACTTCCAACGCCGCTGAATACAACCAGCACCTTCTTCGTCATTGCATCAGGCCTTGGCGCCAACACCTTCAAGGTTTCGACTACCCAGGGCGGATCGTCCGTTGACATCAGCGGGGCGACGACCGGCACCTATCAGGTCGTCCGTCAAGGCGTCACCTCAGTTGATGTCATCAGCTTCAACGCCAATCGTCTGAGCCGCCAGATCAAGTACCCGAGTGCGGGAAGTGATGGCTCCCCTGGCAATCCTGTAACGATCTCTGCCGTCTCTGGCAATAGCTTCACGATCACGCTTGATACGGTTGCTGGTATTCAGCATACCTATGTCGGTGGTGGCACGCTTACCGCTGGTACGTCCAACTACCCGGTTACCGCTTGTACCTACAACAACACCACAGGCGTAACCACCGTCACCGCAACGGGCTACACGCCCACGGTCGGTCAGCAGGTCGTTCTTGAAGGGCTCTCCTTCATCTGCAACTCAGCAAGCCGCCCGAATGCTGGCCAGCTGATGTTCCCGCAGCTGGTCTTCCCACGCAACGCAACCACAGGTGAAGCGCAGACCAAGACCTTCACCTACACCCGCACCGGAACCAACACTCTCGCCTACGTCGAAGCGACCTCACCCTCAGGCCCCGAGCACGAATACGTCGGTGGCGGCACTGCTGTTGTCTCCGGCAACAACCTCGGTGTCGTCAACGCTGTCTACAACAAAACTACGGGCGTTGTCACACTCACCACAACGTCTCCGGTTCCTGCTGCAAGTGGTTCGGTCACTGTCACCGGTCTGGCCTTCATCTGTCCGACCAGTGCCTATGTGGTCACCAGCTCGGTGCCGATCAATGTAAGCGGCGTCGAAGTTCCCAACAACGATCCAACCAAAGCTGGCTATCGCGTCTTCTTCTACAACCAGCTCAATGGCGGCCTGCTGAACACCTTGGCCACCGGGCAGGTTCTTGACTTCCGTAACCGCAGCCAGATTTCGGCACCTAGCCACACCTTCGAGTACGTCGGCTCTGGTACGAACTACGACGCACTTCCTTTCAACGGTGGTGTTCCCGTCCCCGGTAACAAGATTGTCGAAACCAACAACGGACGGGTTTACTCCTCTAACACTGACGAACTCGGCAACTTTGCCGTTGGTGATCAGTTCTCCGTTGATGGCACCACCGGTTCCGTTACAATCAACACCGATCAGTTCAACCTCAGTGGTCTGAACTTCATCGGACCCTTCTCGCGTAATGGCGGTTTCTCAACGGTTGGTGTCCAGCTGCAAGAAGTCAGCAACAACACTTCGTTGATTGCCAGTACCGGCGCTCCAGACGCGAACACAGTTCCGACGCAGTTCGCTGTCAAGGAATTCACTGGTTCCCGCTATGTGACCGGCGTGACCTCCACCGCTGGTCAACCGATCTCGGTCACCGGTAGCGCCCAGGCCGATGGCAACGGCACCTGGACCTACGCCAGAAACATCGAGCTGAGCCTGAACGCCCCCAACGGCCTGGTCCAGCTGGACGGCAGCACCTTGATCCCGAGGGCGTTGCTGCCGGCGGCCACAACCGCTGCCCAGGGCGCTCTGGCCCCTGCAGACAAGACGAAGCTCGACACGCTCGGCACGGCGGCCTTCACCAACAGCACGGCCTATGCCACGGCTGCTCAAGGTGCCAAGGCGGACACGGCAGTGCAGCCGGCCACCCTGGCGACGGAGCTTGCAGGCAAGGCTGATCTGGTCGCCGGCAAGGTTCCGACCTCGCAGATCCCGGCGATTGCGGTCACCGACTACCTGGGTGCAGTGGCGAACCAGGCCGCGATGCTGGCCCTCGTCGGGCAACGCGGGGACTGGTGCATCCGAACCGATCGCTCCAGGGCCTGGGTGCTCTCCGGGGACGATGCGTCGATCCTCGGCAACTGGGTGGAGCTGGTCACCCCGGCTGATGCGGTCAGCTCGGTCAACGGCCAGACCGGCGTCGTGGTCCTGGGTCCATCCGATGTCGGCGCCGCGACCGCTGCCCAGGGCGCCAAGGCCGATACCGCTGTGCAGCCGGGCTCCCTGGCGACGGTGGCCACATCCGGGGCCTACAACGACCTGACTGGGCGCCCAACGCTCGGCACTGCTGCTGCGCAGAACGTCGGCACGGCAGCCGGGAACGTCGTCCAGCTGGATGGCACTGGCAAGTTGCCGGCGGTTGACGGTTCTGCACTGACCGGCCTGCCACCTGACATCACAGACCTGGGCTACACCGCAAGCACCAGGCTGCTGACCAGCTCAACCGGCGCCGATGTCACTCTGCCGCTGTTTGCAACGAACAGTACAAATGCCGGCTTGGTGCCTGGCAGCAGCACAGGTGGTACGGCGAACTTCCTGCGAGCTGATGGCACCTGGGCTACACCTCCTGGTGGTGCTCCCGGTGGCTCTGACACCCAGATCCAATTCAACGACGGCGGTGCCTTTGGCGGTGACGCCGATCTCACCTACAACAAGACCACCAATGTTCTGACGAACAGAGGCGACATCAGTCTGGACGATGGCGGCAGCTTTGTTACCACCCTTCAGACAATCACGCCTACTGCGAATCGCACGATCAGCCTGCCGGACGCCACTGGAACGGTGGGTCTGGTGGCTGGTAGCAGCGGCAATCTGGTGTGGAACAATGCTGGTGCATATGCCGGTGCGGTGAATAGCACGGTTGATAGCAGCGGGAATATCACGATTGGCGGAAGGCTGATCAACAGCGCCAATGCCGCACTGAGCGCAACAGGCATCGCTGGGGTTCCTGTTGCTGTCACCGGCACTTGGATCACGACTGGCGGTACGGCAACGACCACCAAGCCAACAGTTCTGATTGAACCCAGCGGCACCACGAGCACGGCCTGGAGCACGGCTGGGACCGGGCTTGGCGTGAATGCGCCGAGTGGATTTACAGGCAACCTGCTGGATCTGCAGGTGAATGGGACGGGTCGGCTTGCTGTTGCTAGTAGCGCAAAACTATTTATTCATTCAGTTGCTATCGCAGGTGGAAACAGGACATTTTTTGCAAATCCAGATAACACTGGATTTGGTTTTGGCAACGTCGCTGGTAACACCGCTTTTTTTGGAGTTTTAGATACCGGCGAGTTTTTTCTCGGCAACACTGCAGACGTGCGTTTAAACCGCGACGCCGCCAACACCCTCGCCCAACGCAACGGCACAAACGCCCAAACCTTCCGCTGCTACGGCACCTTCACCGATTCAAGCAACTACGTCCGTGCAGCTCTCAGCAGTACCAGCACTGCCGTCACGCTTGCCGCTGAAACCGCTGGAACTGGCGCCGACAATATCCCCCTCAACCTGACGGCTGCTGGCACCGGCACCGTCAAAGTCAACAGTGTCGCTGAAGTGGCAGCATCCAGCACTGTTGCCGCTCTTCCCGCCGCACCTGTCGTCGGGATGCTCACTCGCGTCACCGACGCCACTTCACCCGCCATCGGCAGCACTGTTGTCGGTGGCGGATCTGCCGCTGCACTCGTCTGGTACAACGGCACTTCCTGGTCCGTTATTGGAGTCTGATCCCATGCCCGCCTACACCATCACCATTCCCGACGATCTGAACGCCGGAATCATCGCAATCGGCTATGCCGAAAGCACGCTCGAAGCACCTGTCACCCCCGAGGACGTGGTGCAGCGCTATGCCATGGCCGCCGCTGTAAAAGCCTGTCAAGACATGAAAGTCGGTCCCTATTACGAAGGTCCGATCCCACCGCAGTTCAATGCGGATGGCACGCCTTATGTGGCACCAGCCGAAGAACCTGCACCCGAGGGCGGCGTATGAGTCTGATTATCAGAAGCGACTTTAATGGCGTCACCGATCCAGATGCTGGCGCCTATATCGCTGCCGTAGAGAACGCCGATGCCCAGCCATTGGAGTTTGCTGTCGGCAAGGCCATCAACGACTTTGTAGTTGGCTGCAAGGCTGATGGGATCTGGAACGCCATCAAAGCCAGTTGCATCTTGGCCGGTGCTCGCACGCTCTCGGGGGCGCTGGTTCCGCTGGTGGGGGCAGCGCCGACCAATAACAATTTTGTTAGTGGGGATTACAACAGAAAAACTGGATTAAACTCTAGTACGGGCTTTTTGAACAGCAATAGAGCATCTACGGATGATCCTCTTAATAATATACATGCTGCCATTTACATGCCAAACAAGGCACCAACCAACGTTTCATTTAAACCATTTACACAGACAACTGGCACCACATCTACAGAAATCCTTGTGTATAATCCAGACAGCTTGTATGTTTACTGCAGAAATGGATCGGACACCTTGACCGGCAGCTACAGCAGCAGGCTTAACTTCTTAGGTGTAAGTCGAAATAGCGCAAGCAATTTTAATCATAGAACTGCTGGCTCAACAATTCAGGTCAATCTAGCAAGCAGTGGTACTGGGAGTGGAAACTTTAGATTGGCCACGGGATCAACTGGTCGCCTTGCCTTTTACTCAATCGGCACATTCCTTGATCTCGCCCTCCTCGACACCCGCGTCACCGCACTGATCAACGCCTTCGGAGCCGCCATCCCATGAGCCCGCTGACTGAACCAACAAGACTGGTACTGCGCCGTACCTGGCAGCCAATGGACCCGGACGCAGCGGCTTATATCACTGCCGTCGAAGCTGCTGATACCGCCGCTGGTTCACCCGGCGGCCTAGAAGAAAGAACAAAGATTGCGATTGATAACTTTGTCTTGGGGTGCAAAGCTGACGGCATCTGGAGCGCGATCAAGGCAAGCTGCATCCTGGCCGGGGCAAGGACGCTGAATGGCGCGCTGCAGCCACTGGTGGGAGTGGCGCCGACGCCCTTTAACTTTCTGCCTGCTGACTACAACAGGAAGACGGGGTTAGTGGGGGATGGAAGCACGAAATATTTGAATAGCAACCGAAACAATAATGCGGATCCGCAGAACAGCAAGCATCTTGCCGTTTACGCTTCGACGCCGATTTCAGGTGTGCTAATCGGTGCATTTAGTGGCTCTGGCTTCGGTGTTGGGGCAAGTTGGATAGCAAGAGACTCTACAACAACATTTCTCCGAATAAATGCTGGAGCATCGAATTCTACAACCGAAGCTGCCCCCTCTGGGTTTATCGGCCTTAACAGATCATCAAGTAGCACGATAAGTAAACGGCTCCTAGCAGTAACAACTACAGGCATCTCTCAAGCATCTGCTGCACCAGATAACTTGGATACACATGTATTTCGGCAAGGGGCGGGAACTAGTTATTCAGATTCTCGCCTCGCCTTCTACTCCGTCGGCGAATCTATAAACCTCGCCCTACTTGACGCCCGTGTCACCAATCTCATCAACGCCTTCGCCACCGCTATCCCATGACCAATTCACAAACTAATGCCACTACGAAAGTGCCGGAGGTGATGCTGTGAGTTGGCTTGTTTCCGCAAAGCAATACATCCCAACCGTCATTGGTGCGCCCTTTGGTGGCGGATACTTTGCTGGGTACATCAGCCATACGGCTGACGGCAACCCGACTCATGCATTGATCGTGGCGCCTAGAGCGACAGGGGCCACCGGGACGGGTTATACGCTGACCACTGGCCGTGCGTGGAAAACTACAGACACCACTACCGCCGGTACCTTTAGCGAGTTTGACGGTGTTATCAATACTACTCTTATGGTGAATGCAGGCATAGCAAGTCATCCCGCGGCTCAGTTTTGCGTTAATCTTAATATCGATGGATTTACTGACTGGTATCTACCAGCCCGCTATGAGCTAGAGATTGCCTATTTTAACCTAAAGCCATCTGCTGATAGCAACTCTTCTAGCGTTGCCACTTCAAACCCGTACTCCGTTCCACAGCGTAACACAAACTACACGTCTTCCAACCCAGCTCAAAGTTCCCTGGCGGCTTGGAGGTCCACTCCGTCAGTAGGCAGTCAGTCATTTGTTGCTGCAGAGCACTGGTCATCCACACAAATGACTAATATCCTTTCGAGATATATTCGGTTTTTTAACGGTGATCAGGGAAACTACGGTTTTACTAAGACATATGATGTATTCAGAGTCCGCGCCTTCCGCCGCATAGCTCTCTGACCCCTCCACTAGTCGCAATATCTACCTCCGAGGCCTCAATACAGCCACTCCACACTCGGATACACCCCGCCTCCTGGCACAAAATGCCCGCCATTGCGGCGGTCCAAATGTACAAAGCCGCGCCCCCTCCCATCCCCGAGGCGTTGTCAGCAAGCGACTTGAGCATGGATTGCGGTAGGATAGCCATCAAAACTGCCGACACTTGCCTTCCGTAAAGACTTTTGCCTGTCCAAAACTGCAGTGCAGGGCTCGCGCATTTGTATTAAGCACTCGTCTCTGTAGTAATGGCGTAAAGCGACGACGGCTTGAATGCAGTGACTGTGGTCACAGGTGGACCCTTCATGACGGTGAGCCGCCAGGCCATCGTGGTGGGCTCCGTCCAGGCCAGGCTGTCTCCCGGCGACGGGTCACCGAAGCTGAAGTGCGGAGGATCCTGAAGGCCCAAGGCAGCGCCAATGAGATCGCCAGGGAGCTGGGCTGGAGCCACCCAACCGTGCTTGGCGTGCTGACGGGAAGGCTCCATGCGAACCTGGCGCCAGAGCTTCCGAGGCGCATCAGTCGATCGTGCCTGCAGTGCCGACATTGGCTGGGACGCAGCTGTGGGCTCGGGTTTCCAGATCCAGAAGACGAAGGTCCAAGCTTTGCAGTGGATTGTGCCAGCTGGTGCGAAAGTTGATCTGAGGAAACCTGGACCAACAGCAATGCACATTGCTCCGAGTCTTGCCGGCTAAAATGCAGCCACACCCAACTTGTCAAGACCTGTATCAAACAGGCTTGCACCTGTCCAGTATTTTCCTGCCGTGAGGATGAGATGAGGAGGCCAAGCAGGCGGAGCGCATCGGCAAAGAGGCAGAAGCTACCAAGCGCCAATGACCTGTCACGCAGGGGGAGGGGCAAGGGCGGGTGGAGAAACCTTGATAGAATCACTGATAGCATAAAAGAGCGAATCAACAGAAGCACAAGAATTGCTGCGCTAACGATTATGAATGACCTGGCCGAGAAAGGGCCTGCAACAAGCGGCGCGTTTCGCGACAGCTGGAAAGCCGAAGCGGTAACCGGAGGCAGGAATAATCCAACTAGCTCTGGCTATCCCTACAAGATTCAAGACGTGCCGCTGGTTGACATCAAGAGTAAAACACTTGATACTGTCAGCCTGTTTCGCATCTTCAATATGACACCGTATGCAGATATTGCCATGGACCTCAAGCCGGGTAGATTCAAGAGAGTTGAGGGTCCGATCGAAGGTGGTATTGAGTTCGGCATTTCTTACGGCTTGCGTGATCAGTCGCCTAATTTCCGTGGCGCCGTGACGGAAGGGCCGAAAGAGAAGAATTATTCAACGGCCGAGCTTGACTGGTACACGAATTATGTGAGTGGTGGCGAAATGAGTGCGAACGCAGGTAGGGTCATCAGCAGAGAGTTTGCTAAAGTTGTGAGACTGCCAGCAGGTAAGCGATGAACTATCAAGCAATTTGCGCAGCGCTTGAAGTCCCGCTGAACAC